CTGGTCTATTTGTATTGAAGTTTGTTCCGTTATAGTTTACAGTTGTACCTGAAGAAACTCTGGATGGATGTAAATATCCTGAACCGCCGCCTGCTGATGCTCTGGAACCTCCTGAAGGACCTGTACCGCCGGCACCACCACCGTACCAGCCTCCTCCGCCTCCGCCACCAGCGTTTGTACAACCGCCGGTACTGTTAGAAGCATTACCGCCTGAATAGAATGAACCTGATTGGCCACCGCCTCCACAACCTGCTGAACCACCGTTACCACCACTATTTTGTGTTCCGCCAGTTGCGTTTGATGAACCGTCTGCGTTACCACCTGAAGAACCACCACCGTGTCCTGCTTGATTACCTGGATTGTTGTGACCTGTTCCTCCGCCACCACCTGCAACCATTAAAATTGTGTTATCATTTTGAGAATTTACAGTTTTACCACTTTCACTAAAGATAGCAGTAGAACCGCCACCACCACAAGATGTACAACTACCGCTTGCACCATTACCACCATTTGGCCAACCTCTTGTAGTTGTATTACCATTATCTCCAACTTCTACATATAAGTTGCCTGTTACACTATTAATATAACCTCTGGAATGACCACCACCTCCAACTTCAGAATTTGATGAACAATCGCTAGGAGCAGAATTAACAGAAGCGCCCCAAATTTCTGCATAAACAGTTGATACACCTGATGGTACTGAAATTGTTTGAATAGAACCTGTGTAACTAAATGTACTTACTACAGGAGCCTTTTGTGTAATTGTAAATTGTCTTGTAGAATTTTGACTTGCTGTAGCAGCCTGAATTGTAAATGTTGAAACTGTATCGCCGCCAACTGCACTTGTAGAACCTGTAATTGCACCTGTAGATGAGTTTAATGATAATCCACTAGGCAAAGAACCAGATGTAACTGAATATGTAACTGTATCACCATCAGGATCCGTAGCTTCTACTAAATCAGCAGCAGAAATACTAACTGAACCTCTGAGACCATCAAAAATATCGTAGTTAGTATCAGCTGCATTTGTAAAAGCAGGAGCAGCGTCTTGCGAAATTGCGTCTGCTAAAACTGCTGATAAACCTGAACCGTTTGTAACTCTTATTGCATATGGTTCATTTGTATTATCAAAACCTGACCTTGCAACTGTAACTGTAAATTTAGATGAACTATCTCTTGTAATAGAAACAGTTGAAAGAGTTTCGCCAGAACCTTCAAATGTTACTGTACCTGATGTAGTGTCAAAAAGAGAACCTAAAACTTCTATAGTTGCATTACCGCCAGCAGTAGCATCAATAAATCCTGAACTAACTGCTGAACCACCTACATCATCAATTGTAAAACCAGTTATAATAGGTGGAGCGTCAACAGCTTTCCATTCAGTACCGGTATAATACTCCATAAGATTTGTTGTACTATTAAATCTTAAAGTACCTGAACCGTAACCTGTATCTCTTTCTCCAGTTGAGCCTGTGGGTAAATCAATACCTTTTGTACCTGTAAACTCGGTATTTTTATTTTTAAAATCTTTGTAGTTACTCATTCTTTTTCTCTCTGCTAATATTTATATTAGTTATTTATTAACTTCCAACCGTTTGTTGCACCTGTATAAACTAATGCTAAACCTGCATTTTCTTGTGTGATAACTAAATCTTCCGCAAGACCCATAATGTTATTACCATTTCTAGCAATAGTTAAATTATTTGTATCAAAAGTGCCTGCTAAGTCAATTACAGAAACCTGGTCGCCTGTCAAAGGTGAAGCTGGTAATGTAACTGTAATTGCACCAGATGTTGTGTCTGCAAATACTCTATCATTAGCTGCAATCGTATATGGACTATCTGTATTATCAATACTTGACCAAGGATTACCACCACCTAAACCTGTCCATTGTGTTCCGTTATAACCTTCCCAAGTTACTAATGTTGAGTTATATCGAACTGCACCAGTGTATAAATCACCACCTGTAGGTCTTTGTGCTGTTGTACCTGTAGGAGGAACCCAAGCACCTGTACCTGCATTATCTCTAGTTAAATATCTTAATACGGCTCTTTCTGTAGGTACTGCTGTATTACTATCACCACCTAAGGTAACATCCGTACTAAATTCATTAATTGTAGCACCTAATTCTGCACCAATAGAACCAAGTTGTAATTCTGTCAAACCTGAAAGGTCAAATGCGTCTGCGTTTAGGGTTGCAATACCAGTTGCCTGTTCAATTCTGAATAAGTCACCAACTCTAAAGTCACCTTTTTGGTCAGACGATACAAAGTAAACACGACCACCATTTAATTCATCAACCTCATCTTCTTGCGAAGCAGGCTGACTTGAAGCACCTGGATAATTTGTATCTGCAAAACCACCAGTACCAATATCTAAGAAGTCGTGACCAGTTAATCGAACATTTGAAAAATTTTGTGTAACATCAGCAACAGTATTATCTGCTTTTTCATTTAAACTAGTAATACTTTCTGTTAAACGCACAAGCGCTGTTTCACCTGAAGTATCTTCTTCAGAAACAAGTGATATTCTGTAATACTTACTGTCGCCTGTAAATTTAATATTTGTTCCAACATTAATTAATCCAGTTGATGTTAATGATGTTGTGCCTGAAGATACAGCAATAAGTGGACCTAATTGACCAGTTTGTGCAGCTGAACTATCTCCAAAAGAACTTGATAACTGTACTTGGAATGTTGAACTATCTTCTTTGGTAATTGTAACTGTTTCGCCTTGTTGAAAGTTACCACTTCTACTTTCAATATGTAAGTAATCTAATGAAATGTTAACTCTAAATATTGTAGCAGTTGCACCAGATGTATCACCTGAAATTGTAGCAGTACCTTGACCACTAACGGCAATCATATCTGCAATATCACTTTCAGTTGCACCGCCTACAAAAGTCGTAGCATCATAGTTTAATAATTCACCACGAGTTTGTACATTTACAGCAGCTTCTAATGGGTCAGTACCATCAGCAACAGCACCATATTCACCATATCCAGATGAACAGTTAAGACCTCTAATAAAACCACCTGATGTACAATAGAAAGATTTATCGCAATAATAAGTGAAGACAGAAACCATTTCACCACGACCTCTAGCTAATGCGTGAACACCTATACCATCTGAGTTAATTTGTGTAAAGTCATTTGCAAGAATTGATTTATTTCCCGCTGTGTGAACATTACCATCAATTTGAATACCTGTTGCGTTTGCATTAAGAGATGAACAGTTTTGAACATAAGGTGAAGCAGTTGTTATTGAACCATCCGGGTCTAAAGATGTAACAGCAGCTCTACTCGTACCACCAGCAGTTGGTGTACCACTTAAACCTTTCATTGACATTTGAACAAGATTAGTCTGATTGTTCAATAAGAACATATTAGAAGCGTCATTGTTTTCTAGTGAAGCGACTGTCAATACTAATGAACCTGTACCGCCACATTGAATACCTGCAACAGTAAATGTAATTGTGTCATTTACGGCAAAATGATAACCACCGTGATAAATTGTAGGTGTGCCTGAAACTGCACCACCTGAAATTGTTATATTTACTACGACACCATTACCTACAGCACTTGTGCTTGATTGATGAATGTAATTATATGTGCCGTCTGTTGCACCTGAAATTGTTGAACTTGATGTTACTGTTGCAATTTGTGAACCTGTTCCACTTCCAGGTCTTATTTCAGTACCTCTTAAACTTTCACCTTGTACTGTAACACCTGCTGGAATAACCAAAGGCAATTCTTCTCTATATACACCATTTTTAATATAAACAACATCACCAACTGAAGCAGACACAACTGTAATTGTAATATCAGTTGAACTTCCTGTTGAAGCACCAGGAAATGTAATTACATCACCAGCTGCGTGGCCTGAACCACCATTAATTATTGTAACTGTAGGTGTTGAGGAACCATCTAATACTGCTCTAATTTGAGCACCTGTTCCTGAACCAGTAGAAGATGATTGAGTAGCGTCATAAGTACCTGGTGTTCCACCTGTACCACCTGTAATTGTACTAAAGTCAACAACATCTCCTGAAGTTGCGACTGATAGTGCTTTGTAAACTGTTTTGAAAGGTAAAAATTGTGAACCTGGATTTGTATCATCACCAGAGTTTGCAACATAGATAACATTTTTACCTTCAGCATTCGACCAAGTTGGTTCTGCGCCATCTGTAGTTAAAACTGAACCAACAACTCCGATAGGTAATCTGGCTGTCTGTGAAGCATCCTGATAGATTATATCGCCTCGTGTTGTTAATACAGCACCTGTATCTCCTTGTGCAAGTAAAGACCAAACAGTTGCGTCTGTACCTGGAGTAACATTGGTTTGTCTATCTTTCAACATTACATAAGAAGATGAAACATATCTTACTACTGCACCGATATTATATAGTGTAGCTGCGTTATATGTTCCTTGATTTGAATAACCTGAAGATACTAAATCCCAATAAGATGAATTTGTTGTACCATCTGTATTTGCTGGATATTGTCCTGAACCATTTGTATTTGCAACATATGTATTACCACCATAGTTTACAACATCACCTGTTTTATAAATGTTACTAAAAGAATAAGCACCAGTTTGTTTGTAACCTGTTGTAATAATATCCCAATAAACATTATCTGTAGGTGTTTGACCTGCACTTGGTGTTGAGTTTACATAAACATATGTGTAACCACCATAACTTACAACATCACCGTCTTGGTATGTTGTACTTGGATTGTAAGTATCTTCCCATTGTAAGCCCTCAGTAAATACTTGCCAGTTTGAACCAATTGCAAAATCTGAAGCTGATGTGTGTTGTAAAATACATCTATACTGATATGCACCGTATTTAACTAAATCATTTATTTTGTAAAATGTAGAACCAGCCCAATCACCTTTGAAGAAAAGTCCTTCAGTATGTAATTGCCAGTATGAATTTGAATTTAAATCTGTATAAAAGTCTGCCGTTGCAGCTGCTGATGTGTGGTTTGTAACACAGACATATGTATTACCGCCATATTTTACAATGTCGTCAATAAGGTAGGCAGTCGAGGTACCCCAATCGCCACGCCATTTAAATTTTAATCTTCCTAGTACAAAATCTGCCATTTTTTACCTTCTTAATTCCATATATTTATACTACACCGACCAAGTAGTTGAGTTAACAATTGATGTTCCGTTATAAGCTGCAAAGTCACCATCTGCCACATCATCTGGAAAGTTTACCTCATCTACAGGCATTTTCTTGTTTTCTACTTTAACTAACTTGCCGTCGCTGTTTAATTTATAATAATTTCTACCATTCTCAAACTTATATTGTTGATATGTGTCAGTTGTCTCATTTTTATATTCTTTCTTAATATGTCTTACAAATATCTCCGCATTGTTATGAGGAGCCCTTGTAAAAGTTAATGTAGTACCAGATACAGAATAGTCTGTAGTTGCTGTCTGTCTATTTCTATCTATAAACACAGCCAATCTATCTGCACCGTCACTAGGATAACTTTCACCTAGTGTAAAAGTTGTATCAGAACCATCTCCTGAAAATGTATCGTCTGCACCTGAAATATATTCTTCTACAACTGCAACATAATCAGCGTCACTAGATAATTCAGTCGAACCACCATCATTACTAAAAGTACCAACATTACTATCTCTTAATGTGTAATACAATTTTCCGTCTTGTGTTCTTCTAAGACCGTGAAAGGTCTCGCTGAACATATTGTTACCACGGCCGCCTGTATTTACAACATGATTATTAATAGCCATTAACTAATCTCCAATATACTTGCAAACGCCTCAACATCTACAGACGAACTGTCTGGATTAGGGTCTGCATAAACTCTTAAAATATCGTTTGCTTCTAAGTTTATAGGTTTATCTAAAACTAAAGTGTTGTTTACATCTACCTCTAAACTTCTACCTACATGAAAAAATGTAGAACCGCCATCTGTCGTAACTTTTACATTTACATTTGCAACATTAGTAGCACTTTTATTTGAAATATATAATGCGTGAACAACTGCTTGTACTGAACCGCCAGCTGTGTACATATTTCCTGTTGCGTCATCTAAAACACCAACATCTAATCCAAAATTTTTAAATGAACTTGCCACTTATTATCCTCCAAACACTATACTATAAGCTAATGCGTCACCATCCATTGCAACAACACCAGATTGATTAGGTAATGTAATTGTTCTATCAGCAGTTGGTTCTTCTACTGTTAAAGATGTTTCAAATGCGTTTTCTAAAAATCCTTCAAAAACTAAATTTGAACCGTTTAATACAATATCATCTGTTGTAACTGCACCATTTGTTGTAACATTCTGTAAAGTAACTGAACCTGCACCACCAACTTCAACAACAGAACCGCCTGATGTTTTAGTATAAAATTTACCGTCAGTAACATTCATTGCTAATTCACCAGCTTCTAAAGAACCTGCTGATGGTATAGCTAATGCTGTTTCACTTCTTTTTAGTTTTACAACTGTTGCCATTATTTACTATGTTTTCTAATTTGTTTAATAAGTTTATCTTTAGTAAGTCTTTTATCTAACTCAATACCAATTTTTCTACCTAGTTTTTCTA